TCATCCTAGGAAAGCAACTTATCCAATAGGTAGTTTACCTTTATTTGATTTTTATCTTGATGCATTTACACATAACGTTGGACGAGGGCCTGCAGTTAAAGTTACAGAGATACCTCATAAAAGATTTACGATGAAAGATATAAATCATTTAGAAGATCGTATACAAAATTTAGAATATTACACATCATTATCATTGCTTGAAACACAAGCATCACAAATAACTATCATTGATGATTCTGGTGAACGATTCAAGAATGGTATTTTAGTTGATAGTTTTACTGGCCACAACATAGGTAATCCGTTTGATACAGGATATAACGTTGCGGTAGACTATCAA